GAAGCGGCGGCCGCCTTCGGCATCGGCAGCAAGCTGTATAAATCGCTACACGCCGTGTATGCGCGCACCAGCGCCGTGGTGATCGCCGTGGGCGTGCCGCACGTGGCAGACCAGGCCGCACTGACCAGCGCCATCCTTGGCGGCATGACCGCGCAGGGCGCCCGTACCGGCCTGGAGGCACTGTTGGACGCGAAATCCGTCCACGGCCTGCAACCGCGCCTCGTCGTGGCGCCGGGCCATTCGGCTACGCAGGCCGTAGCCACCGCCATGGACGGCCTGGCCGGCAAGCTGCGCGCCATCGCCATCATCGATGGCCCTAACACTACCGACGAAGCAGCGATCGCCTACGCCGGCAACTTCGGCAGCAAGCGCCTGTTCATGGTCGATCCGGGCATTCGCGTGTGGGATGCCACCGCCAATGCCGCAATCGATGCGCCTGCGTCGGCTGCGGCGGCCGGCCTGTTTGCCTATACCGACCAGGAGTACGGTTTCTGGGTCTCGCCATCGAACAAGGAAATGGTCGGCATCACCGGCACCAAGCGTCCGGTGGAATTCCTGGACGGCGACGATACCTGCCGCGCCAATCTGCTGAACCAGGCCAGGATCGCCACCATCATCCGCGACGGCGGCTTCCGTCTGTGGGGCAACCGCACCTTGGCGTCGGACCAGAAGTGGTCCTTCGTCACCCGCGTGCGCACCACCGACATGGTGATGGACGCAATCCTGTACGCGCACAAGTGGGCCGTCGACCGCGGCATCACCAAGACCTACGTGTCCGATGTGACCGAAGGCCTGAATGCGTTCATGCGCGACCTGCGTAATGCGGGCTGCATCATCAACTTCGAGGTGTATCCAGACCCTGAACTGAACTCGGCTTCGCAGCTGGAGCAGGGCAAGGTGTACTGGAACATCCGCTTCACCGATGTGCCGCCGGCGGAAAACCCGAACTTCCGCGTTGAAGTGACCAACCAGTGGGTCACCGAAGTACTGAACGCATCCATCTAATCAACGTAAGGAGAAAACACATGATTCCACAAACCCTGTACAACTTTAACCTGTTCGTTGACGGCACCAGCTACGCGGGCGTGGCAAGCCAACTGACCCTGCCGAAGCTGAAGGTGAAAACCGAGGACTACCGCGCCGGCGGCATGGATGCGCCGCTGAAAATGGACATGGGCCTGGAGCCGCTGGAGGCTTCCTTCTCGATGACCGGTGTGGCGCCGGACATCTTGTCGCACTTCGGCCTGGCGGACCAGAACAAGTTCAACGGCGCCTTCCGTGGCGCCTTCCGCGATCAGCAGGGCAAGGTCAGTGCGATGGTGGCGACCTTCCGCGGCCTGCTGCAAGAGGTCGACATGGGCGACTGGAAGACCGGCGATAAAGCCGAGACCAAGTACAACGTCGCCTGCGCCTATTACAAGCTGGAGGTGGACGGCAAGGTGATCTTCGAGATCGATCCGCTGGCCGGCGTGCGCAAGGTGAACGGCGTTGATCAACTGGAGGCCGTGCGCGCCGCGCTGGCCATCTGATTCCGTTTTTATAGCTGACACAGCCCGGCCACCTCGGCCGGGCTTTTTATTTTGAGGAGAACGCATGAATCAACAACCATGGATGCGCCAGAACGGCGATACCGTGACCGTAACCCTGTCCCGACCATCGAGCTTTAACGGCGTGATGAGCAACCAACTGCAGCTGCGCGCGCCGACCGTGCGCGATATGCGGGGGGCGCAAAAGCTGCATCCGAACGATGTTGAAGAGCGCGAACTGGCGTTGTTCGCCAGTCTGGCGCAGATCGGTCCGTCCGATCTGGAGGCGTTGAAACTGAGCGACTACAACCGCATTCAGGAGGCCTATTTTCGCCTCGTTTCCGATGATGTCGATGCCTCCGCAACGGCTGCGGGCGCTGGCGCGTCGGCTGGCGAGTGAGCTCGGCTTCCAGCCTTCGGAGATCGACGCAATGACCTTGAGTGATATGCAGTGGTGGCTGGAGGAGGTGTGATGGCGGAACAAGAAAATGAAAAGCCGGCTTCCGCGTTGACGGCAATCGGCGATGCCTTGAAGGCTTCGGAGACGCGGGATAAGGCGGTTGAACGCATTGGCGAGGGCTTTGATGCAATCAAGGGCGGCGTCGAGATCGGCAAGACCATGCGCGAGCTGCCGCCCGTGAAGGTGGCGACGGAGTACCAGGCAGGCGTGCAGGAACTGTCGGAGAAGTCGGGCCACCAGGACCGCACTGGCCTGGAGAACGCCTTCAAGAAGGCCGAGACCGATGCGATCTCGCGCTACGCGATGCTGGAAGCGGGCAATGCAATGGCCTCGCAAGGAATGCAGGTCAAGAGTGCGGGTGAACTTGCAGAGCTCAGTCTCGTGCTCACGCGCTACGCCGAGAGCAAAAGCGTCTCGAAGGAAGATTCGGCAAAGCTGATGGCTGCGCTGTACAAATCCGGCACGACGGACCCGAAGGCAATGGCCGACGCCATGGCCCGGATTTCGCAGCTTGCGCAGCAGGCGCGCGTTGGTCAGAACGAGCTGGCAAAGGCGTTGCCCGAGCTGCTGGCAAAGCAGCAGCCAGGCAAGGAGGCCTTGCCGGCGGCTGCCATCGCGGCCTTGGCAGAGACGAAGGGCATCGGCCAGGATGCCGCCGCGGCCGAGTGGGCGAACGTTCGCATCGCCGATGGCGGCGGTGCGGAGGACCTCAGGTTCAAGCATCGCGCGCATGTTGAACGGAGCGGCAAGACGTCGAAGGAGCTGTGGCAGGAAGCCGATGCGGCATCCAATCGCGCAATGGGAAACATCGGCGATGCGTTGCGACCAGTCAGCGATGGGATGGCGAAGGCGCTGGCCGGTGCGGCGAGTGGCCTGGCTTCCTTCGCGGCACAGGCGCCGGGTGCGGTCGTCGCGCTCGGAACGTTGGGCGCGACGGCAGCGGCTGCGGTCGCCGCATTCAAGATCTTGCGCGGTGGGAAGCAGATCGTTGGCGGATTGGTTGACTACGTCAGCGGGTTCGGCAAGGGCGGCGAGCAGGAAAGCACCGGCGGTGTGCAAGATGTCCGGGTGACCAATTGGCATGAAGCGGGCAAGGCTTCAGGCGGCCGGCATGGCGGCGGAAAACGCCGAAAGCGGGGAAAGGCACCCGCCAAGCAGCGCGGGCCAGATAAGCCTGCCGCACGCCCCGGCCGCGACACCGGCGCCGGGACCAAACAGCGCGTGAGGCCCGCTGGCGATGTACCAGGGCGCGGTCAGACAGGCCGGACGCCCGGACGGGCTGTCGCAACGTTGACAAAGTTTGGCGGGCTTTTGCAGAAAGTGCCGGCGATTGGTGCTGGCCTAAGGCTTGCCGCAACGGTACCCACGCTACTCGGTTCGGGCAGCAGGCAGGAAAAGCTTGAAGCGGCAAGCGGCGCTTCGGGTGCCGTGGCCGGCACCTTTGTCGGTGGAGCTATTGGCGGAACCATCGGGGCGTTGCTTGGCGGACCGATCGGACTGCCCATCGGTAAGGCGGTCGGAGGTTTCGTGGGTGGGTTGGTCGGCGAGGCTGTCGGACGGAAGCTGGTTGCCCAGGGCCAGGCCAGCGGCCGGAAAGAGACGGGGGGCGTAGCCATGTCGGCGCCGTCAAACGTCGCCGCTCCTGCAGCCGTCTCGGCCGGCACGGCTGCTGCGGCTGCGAACGCGCGCGCCGGAAACAGCCAGTTCAATTACTCGCCGCAGATCACGATCAATGTGCCCGCGCCGGCAAACGGCGTGCATGGCCTGGCCGAGCAGGTAGCGTCCCTGCTGTACGAGCGCTTCCGGCGCGTCGATGCGGCCGCAGCGCGCGGCATGATGGGCGATCAACCTTTTCCAATGATGGGTAGAGCATGAGCAGTCTGAATTTCATTAATCGCGCCACTAGCGAGCTGGCGCGAGCGGAGGAGAGGGCGCGCAAGCTTGGCGTGAAAGTGCAGGCGAAGGTCGATCATGCGGTGCAGCGTGTCGACAAGGCCACGGCGAATGTCGTATCCCATATCGACGAAGCAACCAAGTTGGTGGAGGGCGCCGCCAAGACCGTCGACCGCGTGCTGCCGTGGGTCGATGGCAGTGCAATCCAACGCGGCTTGAACACGCTCAATGCCGGTGCGGCCAAGCTGGCGACCAGCAGGTTCGCCGAGGTGAAGGCGGCGGCGCACAAGCTTCAGGGCGCCGTCGGCGTTCTGGGCAAGTCTTTCACGGCATTGACGGGCATCGGCGGCGCGCCGGGCGGGAAGGCAGCCGATGCTGTGAAAGCGATATCGTCGCTATCGAATGCGGCCAAGCTGCCCGCGGCTGCGGATACGGCGGTTGCATCGGGCAATCCTAACCTCCTGCTCCTCAGTACAGCGGAGGGCACAAGCTTCCGCTTCAACCTGGGCAGTCTCGCCTTCGACCAATTACGGCGCCAGAGCACCTTCCACATCGCGGCGCAAGAGCGCCTGCTGCGGCCCGAGGCCCTGCAGGTGGTCAGCCAAGGGGGCGAGACGCTGACGCTTTCCGGCGCTGTCTATGCTGGCGGCCAGGTCGTCAAGGGATCGAATCCCATCGGTCAGTTGCGTGCAATCGGCGTCAAGGGACAGCCATTGCAGCTGACGACGGGCTACGGCAAACCGTTAGGCGACTGGCTGATGGTGTCGATCACCGAAGAACAGTCGGCCCACTTCGTCAACGGCGAGCCGCGCAAGCAAACATTCACCCTGGAGTTCAAACGCTATGGCAACGATCTTAAGAACCTGTGAAGGCGATCAGCTCGACACCATCTGCCACGGCCATTACGGCCGCATGGAAGGTACCGTGGAAGCGGTATATGCCGCGAATCCAGGGCTGGCGGCCCGGGAGCAGCCGTTCGCAGCCGGCGTGATCATCCGCCTGCCGGATCTGCCCGCGCCGCGCAGCGACGTGCTGCAGCTGTGGTCCTAGGAGGCGCGATGCAGGCAGAATTCCAACTGATCGCGGACGACAAGGACATCACGGCGCTGATGCGGGACCGAGTATTGCAGCTGACGCTGACCGACAAACCGGGCCTGGCATCCGACAGCTGCGAAATCCGGCTGGACGATCGCGACGGCAAGATCGCCATCCCGCGCAAGGGCGCGAAGCTCGACGTCGGTCTCGGCTGGCA